GGTGCTAACTTTAAACTGAAACTGAAAAAAGTCGCTGGTTATTGGAACTATGACTCCTCAGAATTTGATCGCGTTGCACCACTCCTGGATGACGACGATGCTCTTGAAGCCATCTGGAAGAAACAGTATTCCCTTACAGCAATCACCGCAGAAGATCAGTTCAAAACTTATGAACAACTTGAAACTCGACTGAAGATGGTCCTTGGACAAAAGTCTTCTCGTCCTCGTTACGATGAAGAACTTGAAGATGAAAGCGAAGGTCGTGGTTCTTTCTCACCCAACTTCAATCAAGCAGTAAAGACTGGTGAACTTCCCTCTGATATCAAAGAACAACTGAATAATCTCACTCCTACAAAGACGGATGAAGATGAAGACGATGCTCTCTCTTATTTCCAGAAACTTGCAGAAGACTGAGATTAGAAACTTAATCTAATATTAGAAGATTTCTTCAGATTATTACTTATATAATCTGAAGATTTTTTATATCTGAGCTCTCTAACGCTGTCTAATATTGCTTTATCCAGATAAATTTTTCTCAAAATTATAATCGATCTTTTCTCATCGTTGAGTCTAGTTTCATATTCTAAGTTTGTAATTGGTCTAGCGACGAACTCATTAGATAATTCAGAGTAACTTTTTCTGACTGGATTATAAAATTTAAACGTAAAGTTTTCATCAACAACTAACCCACCATCAAGAACAACTCTTTCTGTATCAGAGGAGTCTACAATTTCATAAGTTTCATAATGTTTAATTGCATCAATATCTGTACCATACTTGTCATACATATAATCATAAAATTGATTATTTGTCATTGGCCAAGAATGATTTTGATTAATAGTATTGTTTGTTGTAAGAATAATCCAGTCTAAAGTTGGGTCGTCGTAGAAAAGATCAGCAACTTGATCTGGTCTTTCATCGCCTTTGATATTATATTGTTCAAAAGCAGCAAAATTTGATGCAATATCTTCCCTCAGTTTAAATCTTCTAAAAAGATTTTTTACTTCTGTAGTATCAAAATTTGAATTATTATTCAGTCTTGATGATGTAGTAAAATTTGGTACTCTTCTGAAATAATGTGCCATAATTAGTATCCTGTTCCCGACATTCCTTTTTCATCCATAAAGTCTTCATAGTATACTGGTTCAATCTCGGAGAATCCTAGAGACATAATAATATGAGTTGGTGTACCATCATGATATGTGGAGTATGTGCTGCTTCCTGTGTAATTAACATTCACACTCTTAAGAGCAGCTACCTTAAATTTATTCAAGAATGGATGTTCTTGGTTTCCTTGATGTAGATATGATATTTGAAACACATCTGGAGATGCTAAGAAAAATCCAGTTGAACCTGTCTTGGGTGCAGAGTGTTTTTTAAAAGTGTGAATAATTTTTCTTATCATTTTTGCTTCATCTTGACTTCTAGCAGTAAATACAAAACTGAATCCAAATTCTCTCAAAGAAACTGAATTGAAAAGAAGTTCCTTATTGGGATTGATGATTACTCCTGCCTGTCTTGCTAAAACATCACTCATTGATACATTAATACCGGGAAGACTATTAGCTGCCGCGACCCCGCCAAAGGTTGTAGCTAAATCAAGACCAGCATCTCCAGCAAGACCACTATTTTTGAGGGCAGTTGCGACTTCCTGCTTTATGTCTTCTCCAGTTTTTTGACCAGCACCTGCTTGGCCTGCGGATTTTGAAAATTGAAATGCAGCAGCTGCAATTGCATTGAAATCACCTTCACTCCATCCAGCAGTATTCGCTGCATTTATATCTTGAGGAATTGGTAGATAAATGTCTGCGAGACTTTTTTGATTTCCGTTGCTGTCTTGATATCTTTTGGAGACAGTTCCAGCAGGAGATATAAGTCCAGTACCAGCAGGTTTGTATTCCAAAGCACTGAACTTAATCATGTCCTGTGTAGAATCACCAATACCGTCTGGATATCTTAGTTTCTCAGGTGTCGTTACAGGAGGATTTATTATCTTATTTGCAGTATCGTCTTTGGAAGAACCTGGAGTTGTCCCTTGACCACCAGCAGGGGGCATATTGAGTGAATTTGCGCTGTTTCCACCACCAATAGGAACACCATGTGTTGGAACTTGACCATTTCTTATTTGATGAGCCCTTGCCCGTTGAGCGGCAAGCATTTCTTGGCGTTTATAATCGGACCCAAAACTAGCCATGTTGGCAGAACGCCGAGCAGTATCCCGAGCGTCTAACCTTTCAGTTAGTCTTTGTTGTGATAATTTTCTAACTTCCGCCCTTCTGGACATATCTTTTAGTCTTTTTTGTTATTTATACTTGATTCCCAAATCATCTTCAGTCATAATTTTAAACTCCCAGCGATTGTCTTTACAGAACTCTTCTGCTGCAGCCCACTTTGCTTGATTGACAACCCACGTTTTACTCTCAGTAATATAACTCTTTGTTTTTTTGTTTGTTGGTTTCTGAGTTTGTTTCTTTGGTTTTATTTCAATCAATGATTTTTTTATTCTTCCTTCTTTTGTTTGATATTTGATATAGAAGTCAGGATAATACTTATGTCTTCTCCTATCAATTGGAGATATGTAGGGTATAGATATTTCTTCAGAAGCCCATTCAAGAATGTGAGCACTTTGGTCACAATAGACCATGAACTTTCTTTCCCATAATGACCTATAAATAATGTTACTTGGGTTTCCCAAATATTTTTTATGATTAGAAGGTTTATATATTCCTTTATACGCCACAGTTCAAGTTTTCTTTTTATTTAGATGGCAATTTTAGATCCCAGAAGATTTCAAAATAGAAATGATCCACTCAAGAAAAAAACTGGCAGTAAATCTGCTGTTCCTGAGATTTCTAATTCTCCAAGTCTGAAGTCTTCTAAAGCAGTTACAGATGCAATCCGTGGAGCATTCACAGAACCAGAACCTACGGCACCCGCTACACAATCTATTACTGGTTCTGGAGGAAAGGCAGGTGAAGCTCCAGCACCAACCATGTTTGGTTATGCTCATATGGGTACAGCACTTGACCCAAGATATGTTTTAAGTGAGGGTAATGTTCTTGGATCTATTGCAAATTTATATCAAGTTACATTTAGTGGATTTCCTCCTATGTGGGGTGGTAGTAACAATAGATCTAAAGATTCTAATTTTATTGAGAGAGACTTGGGATTGTTGTGCTCTGAAGCATCTCTTCCCGCAACTAGTTTTGGAACATTAGAAGTCAATGGACATTATCAGGGAAGAAATGAAGTGTTCGCACATACAAGAATATACCCATCATTATCATTAACTTTTTACGAAACCCTTCAACATAAAACACTTATGTTTTTTGAAGAGTGGCAGAGGTGGATAACAGAAGATGAAAGAACAGGTGTTGCAGAATCTTCAGACCTTTATTATTATCGAATGAGGTTTCCTTCTGAATATAAATGTGACAGTATCTTCATCACTAAATTTGAAAAAGACTATGGTGGTATGGGATACTCAAACACAATTCAATATCAATTCCTGAAGGCATTTCCCAAAAATGTAACTTCTGTTCCTGTTTCATATGGACAGTCAGAATTTTTAAAAGTTACAGTTGAAATTGCTTATGATAGATATATCGTAAATAAAGAAGCGCGAAAGGCAGAGACAAAACCCGGATATAATCCAGAATCTCCAACGCAAGAATTGGTTAGAGAAGACCTTGCAATTCATGCGTTGACAAATAGGACGATGATAGAATCTGTAGGAACTGATGCACAGAGAAGAATATTAGCTGATGCAGATTCAAGATATCCTGCTGGATCTCCTGCAAGAGAGGCTTTAAAGCAGGCAGCATTATCTGGAACTTATGCTGCACCAGATGCAACAGGTCAAATCGTGAGACAGTCTGGGAGAAAGGTTCCTGCAGATGCGGTAAACAAAATCAATGAGGGATTTAATATAAAATCAAATGCAAAACCAGCACCAACTATAGAATCAAAACCATCTAACACTAAAGATTCTCCAGTTAGAACGGGCCCAAACAGTTTTAATTTGGGCCGTGGTTCTTCATTTGAGTTTTAAAAAACAAGAATAAATAAATACAACCTGAATTATTTTATGGGATATTATGCCTTTACCAAAGATTGCTGCACCAACTTATGAATTAGTATTACCTTCTTCTGGAGAAACTGTAAAGTACAGACCTTTTCTAGTTAAAGAAGAAAAACTTCTCTTAATTGCACTTCAAAGTCAAAATCAAAAACAGATTACGACTGCTGTTAGGAATGTGATTAAAGAATGTGTTATGACAAGAGGTATCAAAGTAGATACTTTACCAACTTTTGATATTGAATACTTGTTTTTGAACATTCGAGGAAAATCGGTCGGAGAAGAACTCGAAGTAAATTTAATTTGCCCGGACGATGGACAAACAGAGGTCAAGAAAAAAATTGGCCTGGAAGAAATTATGGTTTTAATTGATGATGAAAATAATGATACTATTAATATTGATGATAGTCTTAAACTAAAACTTAAATTCCCATCTTTAGATGAGTTTATCAAGAGTAATTTTGAGACCGGTAGTGATGATACTGTGGAAGCTTCCTTTGATCTTATCGCATCATGTATAGATAAAATCTACAATGATGAAGAAATTTGGGAAGGTAAAGATTCTTCTAAGAAAGAACTCCGTGAGTTTATTGATCAATTAAGTTCGAAGCAATTTAAGGAAATTGAAAAATTCTTTGAGACAATGCCAAAACTTTCTTATACTACAAAGATTACTAATCCTAATACACAAGTTGAAAGTGAAGTGACACTGGAGGGACTAGCAAGTTTTTTCGCCTAGGAATGTCTCATATAGACTTACAAAGTTACTATGAGTTGAATTTCGCTCTCGTCCAATTCCATAAATATTCTCTAACAGAAATAGAAAATTTGATGCCATGGGAGAGAGATCTGTATCTTGATATGCTTAAAGCCCACATAGAAACTGAAAAACTAAAGGCACAACAACAGAATGCCAACAACAAGTACTAAAAAAGAACCGAAAACAGCAAATGGCATCTAGGACTACTACCGATCCAATAGAAATACTCTTAGAGATGGGTGTAG